ATCTGCTCGCCCGGGAGATCGGCATTCCCATCTACCGATTCTCTCCGCCGTTCCACATCCGGCCGATGTCGGCGCCCGCACTCCCGATCTACGACGCCCTGGCCGAGGAGGTCCTCGCGGGATGACTCCCCCTCCAGGCTACGTCAGGAGTTCGACCGAGGGGGGCCTCAGGATCGTCATCGAGGGCAATGAATGCACCCTGGACCCGCAGACGGCCGCCGACCTCCTTTATCGCGGCTACCAGGTCCCCCTTTGCCGGTATGCTCCCTCGGCAGCGCGCCACGGGTTTGACCCCGGGGAGATCGGCCACATTACGCCCTCTGCCCCTGACGGCGCCGAGGCCGAGCACCTGATCCTCACAATCCACCCTGGTCGAGCATATCTCGCCCTTGCCGGCGAGGTGCGGGAAGTGCTGACCAGAACTCGCGATATCTGTAAGGTGGTGGGCGAATGAGCAATAGAGGGACTTATAATCAGGGACGCCCGCCGCTCAAACGGATTTACGTAGATCGTGACGTAAAGATCTGGATCGCCTCACTCAAGATCCTCTGGAACATGGATCGCGAGAACGACGTCATTAAGAAACTATTGAAGGATGCGAAAAAAGCCCAGGCTAAGGAGGGCGCGCCCTAACTCCTGCCAGGCGGGGTCTGCAGCGCCCCATCCGATATCAGGGCCCCTCACTAGGTCATTTAGCCTAAATCCGCCCTCCTTTTGTATTTGGGTATCAAACTGTTCCTCATGTCAAAGCTCACCTCTTTTTTCCTCGCCCTCTGGGAATGGGCCCGGGCTTGGTTCCGCCCCGCTCCTGCAGACCCGCTCGCCCCGACTGCACCTGGAGGGACCGAGGGCCCCGCGCTCGCCGAGGTCGACGGCTACGAGGTCCTCGGTCTGTATCGCCACTACAGCACCAAGGACCCGGAGGCCTGCATCCCCTACACGAACGTCGACCCCGGCGTCTACCCTGACGTCTGGGTGGTCATGCGCGAGACGACCCATGCCCATCCGCGGGTCATAGGTCTTGAGGTCGACGGTTACGAGGTCCCGATCGAGGACGTGCAGCACGTCGCATCTCCGGAGGCATCCAGCGATCTCCACATCGCTGTCGTCCGCTATCCGCGATATGCTCGCTACCGCCGTCCTGGCCCACATCGCGTGGTGGTCCTGGTCGGGGAGTCGCTCGGCCGGTATCAGGTCCAGTGGAAACACCGCATCCCGTTCACCATCCGGACGGTGAGCGCCGAATGATCGAGTCGCTCCCCATCTACGAGATCGGTGCGGTTGCCGTCACCGCAGCCGCGACCTGGCTCGGTGCCCGGGCATGGTATCGGCGTGCCGCCCCGGTCGCATCGGACACTGTCGACGTCGTCGTCGAGGCCGGAGAACTCCTGACCGCGGTCCGGGATATGCTCCGGGACGGGGCCACGGCTGAGGAGGTCCAGCGGACCGTCGAAGAGGCACAGGACGTGATCGTCGCCGTGAAGAGGCTCGCGCCGTAGAGATGGCTGGCGAGAAATGGCACGACGGGATCCCGGACCAGGTCCGGCGGATGGCGGGCCGGTCTAAATCCGGGCTGACGGATAAGGAGGTCGCCGAGGAGTTCGGGGTCGCGGTCCGCACCGTGCACCGGTGGAAGAAGACGCACCCCGAATTTCTGAAAGCCCTGATCGAGACGAAGGCGACCCTGGACTCTCGGGTCGAGCTCTCGCTCTACCGGGTGGCGATCGGCTATCGCTACACTGAGGTTGAAGTCACCCTCGAGGACGGCGAGGTCACGAAGCGGATCGAGCGTGAGCGGGAGGTCCCCCCGAACGTGGCCGCGATCCGGCTCTGGCTGACGAACCGGGACGCCGCGAACTGGCGCGATAAGCAGGACGTGAACGTGACGGGCGACCTCACGATCACCCTCCACGCCGTCGATATGGGGGTTATCGATGAGTGACCGCCCGCTCTTCTGCGAGATCAACTCCCGGTTCCTCTCCATATTCACGAATCACCCTGATGCCCGGGAACTTGTCTTCTACGGAGGATCCGGGTCCGGTAAGTCGACGAGCGTTGCACAGATCCTCCTAACCCGCTTCCTCGACACGAAGCAGCCCCCGGTCCGGATGCTCTTCTCCCGGAAATGGCTCTCGGCGCTGAAGACGACGCTCCTCGTCGACTGCATCCGCATCCTGCAGGCGTGGGGCGCCTACGACCGAATCGAGCACAACAAGAACGAATCGTATATGCGGTTCGGGCAGAGTCGGATCGACTTCCTCGGCCTTGACAACCCGGAGAAGATCAAGGGGGCCGAGTATAACTATATCTGGCTGGAGGAGGCGACCGACTTCGACCTCGAAGACGTTCGACAGCTCCGCCTCCGTCTCGGCCGAAACAAGGCCAACGAGAACGCGAAATATATCTTCACCTTCAACCCGATCGACGCGCAACATTGGACGTGGACCGACCTCGTGCAGACGGAGAAGCCCGGCCGCGTCGTCAGACTCTCGACCTACAAGGACAACATCCGCAACCTCTCACCCGATTGGATCGCGGACCTCCTCGCCCTCGCCGAGCAGGACGAGAACTATTATCGAATCTACGCGCTCGGCGAACCCGGCATCCTGCAGAACGTTATTTATACGAAGTATCGGGTCGGCGATTACAAGATCCCGCCCCCCGACGCCGTCGGCGTCGACTTTGGGTACAACAACGCGACGGCCGTCATCGGACTCCGCCAACTCTCGGACCGCCTGCAGGTCTGGGAGATCCTCTACCAGTCTCGCATGACCAACGCGGACCTGATCGAGTGGCTCACGGCACACGGGGACCTCTGGCACCTCACCGAGCAGGTCCCGCTCTACGCCGACGCCGCCGAACCGAACCGTATCGAGGAACTCCGGCGCGCCAGATTCAACGCACGGGCGGCAGACAAGAGCGTCAAGGACGGGATCGACTTCTGCAAAGCGCAGACGCTGGAGATCCACAGCAGCGCCGCGAACCTGATCCGGGAGATCCGGACATACAAGTACCGCGAGGACCGCAGCGGCAGGGTCTACGACGAACCCGTCAAGTATAACGATCACGCGATGGACGCGATGCGCTACGGCGCGTATTCGCATTTCGGACAGCGCCACAGCGTCAGCATCCCGCGGGAGTGGCTCTCGTTTGGAGGTGCCCGATGAGCCTCTCCGGCTGGTTCTCGCTGGCGTTCACGCTGCTCTTCGGGCTCGCGTTCGTAGTGGCACTAATTGGAGGCTAACATATGGCAGAACCAGAACTCACACCGAAAGAAACCCGCGTCGTGCGCGGCACGAAGGCCGAAGGAACCGTTGCGTTCCAGTCGAGCGAGAACGCCTACGCGGCCCCGAAGATCACGCCGGAGAAGGCGCGGAACTACTTCGAGCAGAACATCCACCTCGCCACGCAGATTGTGAACCTCCTCCCGCAGGTGTTCCCCGGCGCGCCGGACGTCTACGTCGAGGACCGCGACCTCGAGCGAGTCGACGACCTCTCGAAATGGGTCGCCCGGGTCGCGGAAGAGGTTGGGATCTACCCGTCCATGAAAATCTCATGGATCGACGCCATGAGCCACGGCTGCAGCGTCAAGAGTGCGGGGTATGTGTTCCGAAACGGGCGATACGAGATCGACGAGATCCGGGACCTCCCGGCAATCACGTTCCGGCAACCCCCGCGCGCCACCGGTCTCGGGGCATCGCCACCGAACCCGCTCATGCCGGGGATCGTGTGGGACGCGAACGCGAAGAAGGTCCGCGCCTACCAGACCGTCGACGACCAGTTCACGCTCACCGAACTCAAGAACTTCACCATCATCCGGGACCCGTCCACGCCGTTCCCGGCCGGCCGCGCTTACTGCCTCCCGGCCTACCACGTGATCGGCGCCATCGACCATGCCAACAAGGCCGCCGACCAGCAGGTGCACCGGGTCGGGGCGCCGCTCATCTTCCCGCAGATCACGGAGACGATCACGCAGGACCTCAAGGCTTGGGGCGACAACTTCGTCCGCAAGTGGGGCAAGGACACCGGGTTCGTCATCCCGCCCGGCGTGGCGTTT